ATAGAGTCTCCATAAGACATTTGAAGAGGAGGTGTCTTTTGTGTAAATGCAGATGGTCCCCGTAGCGCACCTACTATACCTAATTCTCTAGCAACCTTTAGGTAACGAATTGCATCAATAACAACTCCTGCACTATTTGGAGAATCTATAACTGATAATTGAGCATCTAGGGTAACTGGTGCCCCCATAAATCCCTCTAACTCAAGATGGATATTAGCTACTTTGTTATCACCATAATATTTAATATATTCTGATGGACCCGCATGAAAAAAACACTCTGACTGATCTAAATTATTTAAATCATGCTGAGAACGTATTACATTTTCTTTTGACTGTTTCTTAGACTGAAGCCGTTGCTGATTTGTCATATTCAAAAAATCAGTATTACCGCCTACATTTCTCTGAATGTGTGCTTTTACATGATGACCACGTGATATAGCCAACTCTTGTAACATTTGTGATAAAATACTTGCTCCAAATTGAGATTTCATATCATCGCCTATTATAGGAATACCTGCTTCTATAAATCGTGCTTCCCAAGAAGGAACCGATGCAATAAATACAGGAATACAGTTTAAAAGACTTATCTTAGTACGTAAACATATTTCAGCATAATATTCTGTTGCTTTCTGCGAACCAACTGGTAGATAATTTATTAGGATATCAACACCTTTTTCCACCAAATATTTTTCTATATCAATTGGTTCCTCGTCGCTAACTACAAAGAAATCTTCTCTTGATTTTAAATTTAGATTTTCAGGTTCACATACGCCATCAAGTACAGGCCCCATTACTACTTCTGGTCCATTTGGTACGTCATCATAGTAAATAGGTGTACAATTTGGTTTACTATGTATAGCATCTTTTAGATTTTTACCTACTTTACGTTTATCAACATCTATACATGCAACTACTTCTATATTATCACATGTATATCCTCCGATGTCACTTTTCATAATTCCATTTGTTACACTATTTCCCGCTTGTTCACTGGTGGCATTATCATCGCGTTTTCTATAATAGTATATTCCTTGATATAGAGCACTAGCACAATTACCCACGCCTAATATTGCTACTTTTATAACACTATTCATATTATTAGTACATTTAAATACAGGTATATTTTTAAATGTATTATGTATTATTGATTATCCATTATTGATAATCCAATTCTAGGGATCCAAAAAATGTGCAAATTTTCTTTTTTATAATTCTCAAATTTTTTTGAAATTGGACATAAAAAAATGTCCATTTTTCAGATTTTTTTCTTTTATATAAAAATTTGTTAAAAAATGCACTTTTTCCACTTTTGTTACATAGAAGGTAAGAAAACCGTAAATTTAATAAAAAAATGTCCTTACCATAAAAAAAATTTATAAAAAAATACAATTTAGGAGTTTTTTTTGTCAACATATATATATTGACAAATGTTGACAGAAAAAAACGAAAAAAACGATTTAAATTATTTTTGTAAATTTTGTAACTTTTCTACATGTAAAAAAACAGATTATAATAGACATATTTTAACCGTTAAACATAAAATGTTGACAAATGTTGACAATAATAACGAAAAAAACGAAAAAAAAGAATTTACATGTGAATGTGGAAAAATTTATAAACATCGTCAAAGCCTAAGTGTTCATAAAAAAAAATGTATTTTGTTAAATGAATCTACTAGTTTAGTAACAATTGAAGAAAAAAAAGAAATAATAGAATTAAAAGAATATAATAAAGAACTGAAAGAAGATAATAAAGAATTAAAAGTTATGATTAAAGAACTCATAAAAGAAAATGCAAAGCAACAACAACAAATCAGTGACTTAATACCCAAAATTGGTAATAATAATAATAATACTACACAAAATAACAAATTTAATATTAATTTATTCTTAAATGAAAAATGCCGCGATGCTATTAATATGAGTGATTTTATAAAAACGATTGCTGTTAGTATGCAACAATTAGATTTTACAAAAGAAAATGGCTTAGCGAATGGTCTTAGTCGCACTATTATTGATAACATAAATAAATTAAGCATTTATGAGAGACCATTACATTGTACAGATGTAAAACGTGAAACTCTTTATATAAAAGAAGAGGATAAATGGGAAAAAGACGAGGCGCAAGAAAAAATTAAAAAGGCTATAAAAAATGCTTCATGTAAAAATTATAATGCATTACAAGATTGGCGAGAAAAAAATCCAGATTTTATGGATAACGAAGAAAAAACAGATTATTTTACTCAGGCAATAATTACAATTGGCGATCCAATTGAAAATATTGACGATAAAGTAATTAAAAATTTATGTAAAGAAACATATATTAAAGAAAATATAGAATAAGATTGCAAAGACTGCAGACACAACAAACTATTAGGTGCTAGAATTTCTTAGTCCGATTATTTTTAGGAGCTAATGATTTTAGAGTATTACCATGTTTATCTCCTTTTTTAATATAAAATGTTCGTGTATCTTCTTGAAAATGCAAATTAGGAATACTCTCTATTGTACCTAGTTCTCTATTATAAATAACATCTTTGATTTTTTGCAAATACTTTCTCTCTAAGCAATACAAGAAATAATTATTTAATCTCTTTTCCTCTTCTTGATTCAATTCATGCTTTTCAACTAATTTTTTTGCATAAGCTTTTAGCTTTATTATCTTGTCAGTCTTATCTAATTTAGGCCATAAATCTAAACGATTCATTTGACTCTCTTTCTCTAATAATTCTTCTAATATAGAAACATTAACACTTTCATCTTTCGGTTTTAAATTATTACCATACATTAAGACATTTTTGTACTCTAAATTTTTTAGTTCTAGGCAATCTTTATCTTTTTTAATTTTATCTGTTTTCTCTCCAGTTTCACCGACATTATTACTTTCTATACTTATATTTTCCATTGTTTTTATTATTGTATTTGATAGATCCATTCTAATATATTATATTAGAGTTTTAGATTTAACTCATTATAATATAATATTTAAATTATTTATAATTTATATATTATAATGAAAAAATTAACTGATAGACCAGGGAGATATTTTGCTATTTTAATATTTACACCAACACTATTATATTGTGGTATTAATGTAAGACCACATTATAGTAGCATTAGTAATGTTCTTGTATTTTTGTCTATATTGTTATTTGTATACGAAATGTTTTGGATATGTTGTAAACAAAATCAAACTTTCGACATTATATATATAAATGCGGACAGTAAAACTTAAAAAACCTCTAGAGAGCAGAAAAAAAACATTGACTGATATAAGTAATTGTAATGCGATCGCTGATACTATCGAGGATGATGAGAAACAAATAGGTCTCATTAATAAATTATTTTTAGATGAAACTTTTAGTGAAAAAAATGTTTTGACGAGAGAGATAAGGTCTAAAATTTCAGGTTATAGGCAACAGGATATTGAAAAGGGCATATTTAATGAAGATAGTATTATAACAATGGAACAGACTGTTGAAAAACTAGTCGAGAGTAGACTAAAATGTCTATATTGTAATTGCAATATGAAACTATTTTACAAAAATCAAAGAGAGCCCTCTCAATGGACACTCGATAGAAAGAATAACAATCTAGATCATAGTAATGAGAATACAGTCGTAAGCTGTCTTAAATGCAATCTGGAACGAAGACGACGCAATATGAAGGATTTCAAATTTTCAAAACAATTAGCGATTGTTAAAAATATTTGAGAGATTTGTTGAGTGATTTTCTATATTAAGTCATCAATATCATCTTCACTATCTTCATAGCCTAAAAATTGGAACCCTTGCCAACGACTATCCTCAGACCAATCAACATAATCTAGTATACCCCATTGATTTATGTAATATTTATAATTTGTTTTTTCTATGATAATTTCTACGATTTCTTCTGGAAGTCTTGAGAGAAACTGTTTAATTTTCATTTTATAACTGTTATACTGATCTTGTGTAAATAGTGTTAACATAGTATCTGGTTCGATTATCTTTTTACTAAATTGACATAGGCTTTTTCTTTGAGCCATTCTAACAACTATTGTGTCTGACATAATAATAATCTATAAATTATTTTTATGTCAAATTATTTTTTGTCTTTATATTTGTGTTTGTCTTTGTGTTTGTCTCTGTGTTTACGGGTAGATTTAAGTTTCTCTTTTCTCCCACGTTTTATTCCACTAGCATCTTTCATGGTTCGTTGGCGTTTTCTACTAGGATGTCTAGATGACATATCCTCTATATTTGCCAAAAAGTCCATCATTGTATTATTAGATATAATAGGGTCATTTCTAATATAATTACCTTGCACAGGATTTATTGACCGCATGTAAACACTATACACTCTAGGAAATAAACGCTCTATCTCTGTTTTTTTATAACTACCTGATATAGGTATTTGATCTAATAGGGAAAATAATCCACTATAAGTTTCCTGTCTATATTCTTCATTTTCTATATTGTATATAAATGTCATCAGGATTGCAAATCCTGGACATTCTAATCCATAATCCAATATATTAGTTTCAGTATTTATAGGTTGTTCAAATTCACTCAATATATACATTGTAGTGGTAAAAGTATCCGTATCAAGAGTTCTATACAGCGATAGTACAGCATCTGTGAATGTTTTAGCCCGTTCTATAATAAGCATATTTAATCTATTAAGACTCATATTAGAAGTTATATCTTTGTATAATTTTTGATGTTCTAAAAGCATTTTTATAGAGCCTTTGTATGTAGCTATTTTTTGTAGACCCCTATCAGTATAGTGTAGAAAATCACTGAGATGTTCCTTATTCTTTCTAAAACAATTTTCACCATATTGACACATGCGTTTTGTTTTACCTCCTGGCGTAGTTGCTCTAACATAAAGTTCATCATCTTTTTTTAACATTTTAAGATTTTCTAATTTTAATTTAGATCTCTCTCCAAGATCGAAAAGAATTCTATAATTAAAATATTTTTCAACAAGTTCTTTCGTTGTCGCGTCTAATTTATCATGTCCTCGTACCATTAATTTAATAAGCGCATACATATCATCATATTCTTTTTCATCATTTTTTTTACTAAGAGACATCTATAATATACTTTATATATTATATAGATATAATATAAAGTATAATATATAATTACTATATAAACAAATATTAATGGTAGAACAAACAACCTGTAAAAAATGCTTTAACTTATCCCAATATTTTCTATTAATCGTTCCAATGCTTGCTGTATATTTACCAACCGTTGCTTATCCAGTAACTAATGCAATAGGTAGTAATGTACCCTTTAGACCACCCGGTTACGTATTTGCTATTGTTTGGCCTATACTTCTAATACTTCTTGGAATTAGTTGGTTTATAGTAAGGGCCGGTGGTAAACTTGTAAATTCAGTGTATACAGTATTAGTAATTTTACTGGGTATATGGTTTATCTTATATGATAATAATAAATATATAGGTCTTGCTGATATTATTGTTAGTTTGTTATTAACATTATATCTATCATTTAATAATTATAAAAAATTCAATAAATATTCATCCATTACTCTTATCCCTCTTATTATTTGGTTACTATTTGCAAGTGTCTTAAATGTTGCAGCCATTATTTATACATAAAGAATAGTATAAAGAATAGTATAAAGTAACTATTTATTTTTTATAACGCCATACATGTACATGGTCTTCGATATAAACTGTTTCTTCAAAATCATACAAAATTTCATTAATAGTATCTAAATAATTGAGTAAATAAGGTTCTCCTTTTAGCATCACCTCTGGTGGTTTGCGCCCCTTATAATTTGGTGCAATATCTACAATTACAAACTCTTCTTTGGCAATCATCAATGCATTTTGGATAACTTTTATATGGGCATAATTTGGCATCTCATGAAAAGCAAACATGCAGGTTACAACATCTATTGGTTTATTAGTTTTATAACACTCAGCATTACCCCAAAAGAATTCAGTACCATTTATATCGATCTCTGTATCTGATCGCCTACGCGCTACTTTTAACATTTCAACTGATGTATCAATGCCAATTTGTCCAGGCGGGGTTGACATACCTATACCACAGCACATATCTAAAATTGATTTTTCGGCATCAAGATAAGGTTGATATATTTCTTTACGAATATCTCTACCACTATATCGAAATCGATCAATTATTTTTGTAGATGCATATGCGATATTAGCATGTATTTTACCACCAATACCAGTATTACCTAAACTATGAATTGATGGATCATAATAATATGGTTTAACATTTAAACCAGCATAAGCTTGTGTGATAAATACAAATACGAATACTAATATTAAGAACATGGTCTATATTTTTTATTACAGTAAATTAATTTTAATCAATTTTTTTAATTATAAATATAACTATATGGTGAATAATAGTTATAAATATTTTATAAATCTATGCACAGTATGTCCGGATAGAGAGAAATATTATATGTTATTACCTGAAGATGTTAAAAGACTAATATGGCGACTTCTGCACTTGAAACCATATATAGAATGTATTGTATGTAATGAAGTAATATTGAGATTAGAATATGATATTAGAGAAGATCTAAATACTGAAACAGTTGTTAACCTAAACGGATATAGTAAATGTGTATCATGTTAATAAGATTAAAGACGTGATCTCAGTAAAAATTCGCGAAGTGTAGGATTTAGTTCTCTAAATTCGCGCAAATATCGTAACATTCTGAAGCGACCAATTAGAACGCGCGTTCTGTAACAGAACCATGCTCTTTTAATTTTAGTAGCACAATAATGTCCACAAGTAAATATTTTTCTATAAGCTAGAATAATATTTATTATTTCTATTGGTAAGCTATCCCAATTCATATATATTAATTAATATATTAATTAATATATTAATTAGAGTAAGATATTAATATTTATATCAATATTACTATTTATGGCGTTATTCTATAACACATATAAGCACCCTCTTCTTTAAAATGGTTGTGTTTATAAAAATTTACTAATTCTTCTTTACAATCAAGGATCACTTTATAACAACCCTTTTCTCTAGCACAATTTATGCAATAATGGATTAAATGTTTGGCTATACCTCGGTTTTGATATTCTGGGTTAACTGCCAAGTCTTCTATATGACCAACTAATCCACCAGAATGAATTAGTTTTTGCTCAATAATTAAAGTGATTATTGCCACAGGTATGCTATCAACTTTGTAGACATATATTTCCTGTGTAGCAGGTGCATTTGTGACTATATTTTTAAATTTAATCCATGGAATAGTAGGTGCATCAGTTAATGCTCTATAGCAATTAAATATTTGTTCTAAATAATCTCGATCTACTTTTACTTGATTGTTTGTTATTTCATCTCGTAGTTTAACTATTATAAAGTCCATCCAGTCTATGTATAATTATATATACAATTATTGATAGAATTATACCAATATACAAATATACTAATATACAAATATACAAATATACTAATATACAAATATACTAATATACAAATATACTAATATATTATTCACAATTAAAGTATTTAAAAGTATTACAGAGTAACTTATTAATAAAATATGGATTACAGTACTCAAAATCAATTATTACTGGATAAATTGCTAGAATACTACCGGAAAAATAACAACCTTGATTTTATGTTAAATATAATAAATGGAAACTCTAATATCTCTCTAAGAATCGTAGACTGGTTTGTAACAAATTACAGTAAAAAATATTACACAGTAATATCTACTAATAATGGGGAACGTTTAAAAATATATGATGATTACAAATTAAAATTGCGTTCTTACAGTAAAAAACGTTTTGATCCATTTTGTAGATGGGAAAGAATTACAATTCCGTTTGATCAAAATACACATGTTCAAACTACAATAGGTCAATTAAATTTTTTTAAATGGGCACTAGAGAATAAAATTATTGAATATATACAGACCAATTTAAAAACAATAGAATTAGATATGAATTCTAGAAATAATTCGCGTAGTAAAGAAAATAAAAAGGATCTCTCTAAAACTAGAAAAAAGAGAGAAGAATTGTCGGAATCTGCTTGCAGAAGTATTAAAAGAGAGAATATAGAAGTTATTATATCATTTTCTTAACCCCACATCGTTACTTGTTCCTTATCTCTTGATTAGTATCTGTTTTATCTACTTTCTCTGTTCCATCTCTGCTCTTGTCTAATAATAAAACCTTTTTATATTTATCCTTAACATTTATACGTTCACTATCCTTAATTTCATCAATAACATTTCTAGAAATAAGTATTGAAGTGGAACAGCCCATATACTAAAATAATATTATTTATAATATTATTTCTAGTATGCCGACAATAATCTATATACGATTATTTATATTTATAGGTTCAGCATCATTTCTGCTTTGATAGCCAACTGGTTCACATATTTCTAAAAACTGTTCTGGGACATGAATATATACAGGTCTAAATCTATTTTCTATTGATCTATTATTGCAACATTTTACTTTTTCCATATTCATAGAATTTAATCGTGAAA